GGGTGGGCGAGCCGGTGCGCGTTGAGGCTTGGGCCGAGGGCCGCATGGCGACGGCGGCCGAGACGATCGAGAGCATCCGCACCGGCCTGCCGGCGCTGATGGCGCTCGATAAGGACGACCCCGAGGGGATGGTCGAGATCAGGCGGCGGCTGAATGACGCCTGGCGCGTGCTGGGGCTGCCTGGGCGCGGCGACGGGCTGCTGGATAGCCTGGAGCTGCAACGGGCCTCCACGGGGCTCCCAGAGGCTCCTGGAGCTGGTCCCTTGACCGGGTGAACCTGTGGGCCCATGCTTGTGGCATCGTCATCTTGCTCGCCCAAAAGCAAAAAGCCCGCCCAGCCCGGCGGGCTTTTGCGTAGGTGAGGCAGCATCCGAAAGAATAGATGCGTGCCGGTCAGTAAGCTTCACAGCAAGTATTCAGGGGCGCCTGCGCCTGCGTTGATGCCGATCAAATCGCGGGCATCCGCCGCGAGCCAGGCGCGCCGGCCGTCGCACAACAGACCCGAGCCAAAAGGTCCAAGACCCATCATCGATCAGCGCATCCGCGAGCGCATCCAGGCAGCTGCGATTGTCAACATCTTGACAGAGCACGTCAAAGGGAAACGAAAGATGCGCGCTACCCAAGTCCGCGCCGCGCTAGGATTACTCGCGAAAGTCCTGCCCGATCTACAGACGATCGACTTGGCCGCGCAGGTCACCGTGCGCCATGTAGTGAGAGACGAGCCTTTGAGCGTCGAGGAGTTTGCCCGTCAATACTGCGATCCACCGGTCATCGATCTGAAGCCGAATTGAGGGGCGAGCTGCTAGCCCTAATGCGACATTATCGGTAGTCGACGTCTAAGTCGTTGACATCGTTGCATGTTTATCCCGCGGTCTGCCCGGCTCCAGTCACAACTCCAGTCACTTCGCTCAGCGAGCGGCCTCGGCGGGTCACAGTAGAGATCAGACCAAGCGCCGCGACCAGGTCAGGCCTCGGAGGGCCTGGTGCGAGGGGCTGGGGCCGGGCTGGGCTGGGGGAGGGGCGGGGAGGGGCCCCCTCCGGGACCGGGGGGCCGGGGACCGGGGATGGACCGCCAGATCCGGCTGCGCGAGCGCCCGCCCCCTTCCCACGCGGAGCAGATAAAAACGCACCCAACCACATTGGAGGAATACTGATGAATACGACACGACGCGGATTGTTCGGCTGGCTCGCCGGAACGGCTGCTGCGGCGGTCGTGGCGCCCGCGCTCGTGCAGGCGGCGGTTGCGGAGGCGCCTGTCGGCATGCCTCCTACCGGCGACTGGAACGAGGACGCCTGGCAACCGCTCGCCGACGACGGCTCGCACTCGCATGCCTTCCTGACCGACGAGCTGCCCTCTCACACGCACTCGTTCCACTCGTTCCCGCGCCATGCTTGATCTACCTGAAAAGGTCGTGTGGAGCCCGCAGGAGGGCCCGCAGCACGTCCTGTGCAAATGTAGTCTTGGCGAAGTCTTCATGGGCGGGGCGCGCGGCGGCGGCAAGACCGATGGCGTGCTCGGCAAATGGGCCGCGAAGGAGGCGCGCTGCGGGCCAGCCTTCAACGCCATGATGTTCAGGCGCACGACGGTGTCGTCGACCGACGCCATCGACCGCTCGAAGGAGATCTACCGGCCGCTCGGCGGGCATTTCAACGAGGCGAAGCTCACCTGGCGCATGCCCAATGGCGGGCGGGTCGGCTTCGGCTACCTCGACGGGGTCGACGACGCGGCCGAGTATCAGGGCCGCAACCTGACCGACGCCTGGATCGAGGAGGCGGGGCAATATCCGACACCAGATCCGATCTTCCGGTTGTTCGGGGCGCTGCGCTCGGCCGGCGGCGTGCCGGTGCAGCTGATCCTGACGGGCAACCCCGGCGGGCCTGGGCAGAGCTGGATCAGGGACCGCTACGAGATGGTGCCCTTTCCCAAGGCGCCTAAGATCTTGCTCAAGAGCCTGCCGGACGGCACCCGGCACCAGGTCGCGGTGATCCCATCGCGGCTCGGCGATAATCAGATCCTGCTGAGACAAGATCCAGGCTATGCGTCGAGGCTGACCATGGTCGGCAATCCGACCCTGGTGCGCGCCTGGCTCGAAGGCGATTGGTCGGCGATCGAGGGTGCCTTCTTCACCGAGTGGGAGGAGCGTCGGCACGTCATCCCGGCCTTCGAGGTGCCTCGGCACTGGCTGCGCTTCCGCTCGATGGACTGGGGGTCGGCCTCGCCCTTCTCGATCGGCTGGTGGGCCGTCGTCTCCGACCGCTACCAGCTCAAGGATGGTCGGACGCTGCCGCGCGGCGCGATCGTGCGCTATCGCGAATGGTATGGGGCGCGGAAGGTCGGCGAGAGCTGGACGGGGCTGAAGCTTCCCAACGAGGCGATCGGCGCCGGCATCGTCGAACGCGAGAAGGGTGAGCGCATCGCCTACGGGGTGCTCGATCCGTCTTGCATGAACCAGTCGGGCGGCCCCTCGATCTATGAGCAGATGCGGCAAGGCGCGCGCCAGGCCGGCGGCTCGCTCTTGTTTCGCGAGGCCGACAACACGCGGGCTCCCAAGCGCGGGCCGATCTCGGGCTGGGGTGCGCTGCGCGAGCGCCTGGTCGGCACCGACGAAGCGCCGATGCTCTTCGCCTTCGACGTCTGCAAGCACCTGATCAGGACGCTGCCGATGATGGAGCACGACGCCGACCGGCCCGAGGATATCGACACCGATGCCGAGGACCACGCGGTCGACGAGTGCCGCTACGCCTGCCTGTCGCGGCCTTGGGTCAGGCCGCGCCCGGTCGTCGAGGTGGTCAAGGCCGGCAGCGGCTACAGCCGCGACAAGGTCGACCGCCGGCCGCTGGTCGTGACGGATATGTGATGCTGCACTGGGGTCTGAGGCCGGCGCCAGGCCCGCACGCGCCGATGTCCAAGGCTGAGTGCCGCCTGATGACCGAGGCCGAGGGGCGCAAGGTCGTGCTGATCACCGACCATCAGATCCATTCGGTCGACGCGGACGGGAAGCCTTGGGTGCAATGGCGCCCTGACCCGCGCTTTCCGCCGAGCCCCGCAGTGAGGTGGTGATGCCTCCACCGATCCAGAGCAACGTCTTGCCGTTTCCGCAGCAGCCCCAGCAGCTGGGGCTGGGCGGCATGCTGCCGGCTGGCGCGGCCGGTCCAGGAATGGCGCCTCCGGTGGGCGCGGCTGGACCGGGAATGGCGCTTCCTGGCGGGGCTCCAGGGGCCGCCGGCCTCCCTGGCGCAGCTCCTGGAGCACCCCCGCCGATGCAGCCGCTGCCCGGCGCGCGGCCCGTGCCGCCGCCGCCGACCGTCTTTGCGAGGCCTCCGCTCGGCGAGGCGCCGGCCGAGGACGGGCCGCAGCTCGAACCGCCCGACGTCGAGGATCTGCGCCGGCAGTTCGAGCACTACGTCATGCAGAAGCAGGACGAGATCGCCGAGTCGAAGACCGCGATCGAGTATTATCACGGCAAGCAGTTCAACAAGACGCAGCTGCAGACCTTCCGCGACCGCCGCCAGGCGCCGATCATCTTCAACCGCATCCGGCCCAAGGTGAATGCCATCGTGGGGGTGCTCAAGAAGATGCGCGGCGACCCCAAGGCCTTCGGGCGCAACGCCGCCGACGAGGCCGGCGCGGAGCTTGCGACGCAGTGCGTGCGCTATGCGCTCGATGCCTGCCGCTGGGATGCGCACGAGTCCGAGGTGATGACCATCGGCTGCGCCCACGGCATCGTCGTCGCCGAGCTGGGGCTGACGCCGGGCGACAAGGGCGACCCCGACCCGGACGTCGCTGGCGTCGACCCCCGGACCTTCTTCTACGATCCGCGCAGCCTGCGCCAGGATCTCTCGGACGCCCGCTTCATGGGCACGTCGAAGTTCGTCACCCAGGACGAGTTCGAGGAGCTGTTCCCCGGCCAGGCCGGCGAGGACGGCAAGCAGGCCGAGAGCCAGTGGTCGGAGGCCTTCGGCTCGAATGGCGGCAGTGAGTCCGAGACGGAGTTCGAGGCCGACCGGCAATATCTCTGGTCGCAGGGGCGCAAGAAGCTGCGCCTGGTCGAGCACTGGTATAGGACCGCGGGCGAGTGGCGTTACTGTTTTTACGCCGGTTCTACCATCTTGGACTATGGCGTTTCACCTTTCTACGATGAGCGTGGCCAGACAATTCCGCGCTATATTGGCTTTGCCGTCTCGATCGACGAGGAAGGCGGGCACTATGGCTTCGTGCGCCACCTGAAGGGTCCGCAGGACACCATCAACTTCGCCAAGATGAAGATGGCTTGGATCGCGGCGGCCCGGCAGCTGAAGGTCGGGCGCTCGGCGCTCGGCGGTGACGGCCAGGACATCGAGACGAAGCGCACCGAGGCCGCGCGCGCCGATGGCGTGCTCATCTGGGAAGTCGACCCGAACGAGATCGAGGTCATCACCCAGGACTCGGAGTTCCTGAAGCAGGCGCAATTCTACGCCGACGCCAAGCAGGAGATCGACGGCTTCGGTCCCTCGCCGGCCTTGGTCGGGGCGCAAGGCGCGCCGGCCGATATCTCGGGCCGTTCGCTCGCCATGCAGCAGCAGGCCTCGCTGGCCGAGCTGGGGCCGTTCTTGGAGAACTGGAACAACTGGCGCCTGCGCATCTACCGCGCCATCTGGGTGTCGCAGCAATGCTACTGGCAGGCCGAGCGCTGGCTGCGCGTCACCAAGGACCAGCTCACGAGCCAATACATCGCCATCAACCAGGGCACCGTCGACCAGTGGGGCCGGCCGGCGATCGTCAACCAGATCGGCAACCTCGACGTCGAGATCCTGATGGACGAGGGCCCGAACAGCGCCAACGTGATGGGCGACTCGTTCGACTTGATGTCGGCTCTCGCGCTCAAGGGCATGCCGATCCCGCCGCCGGCCCTCATCGAGCTGTCGCCGCTGCCGCGCTCGGAGAAGGACAAGCTCAACGCCCTGATGAACCAGCCGGACCCGGCCAAGCAGGCGATGCAGCAGGCGATGGTCGACAAGACGAAGAGCGAGGCGACCAAGAACCTGGCATCGGCCCAGGCGAGCCAGGTCGACTCCCAGGTCAAGATGCAAGGCGCGCCGGCCGACGCCGGGCTGAAGCAGGCGACTGCGCTGCACAAGATCGCCCTGACCCAGCACGAGACGCGCAAGGCGCACGCCACCACGGCCCAGTCGGCGATCGACATGCACGCCGCCATGCAGCCGCAGGAAGGGCAGCAGGCGCCGATGTCGCCGGCATCCGCCAGCGCCGCGCCTGGGCCGCCGATCCCCGGCGGGCCGCCCGTGCGGGGCCCTGACGGGCATTTCTACGTCCACGCCCCGCATCCCGGCGGCGTCTATCAGCGGGTGCTGATCAAGCCGTGAGGTGACACCATGATTGCCATTGCGATCGAGGTTCTGTGGCTTCTCATCGGGGCCATCTGCCTGGCCGGCGTGATCTGGCTGGTGCTCTACGGGATCAACCATTTCATCACGGAAATCCCGCCGAGGATCGAGCAGGGCATCTGGTTCATCGTGTTGTTGCTCATCATCATCGGCGCCCTCACCCTGCTGGCGGGAGGCTCTCTTCGACCGGCGTTCATCCGTTAGCCGGGTGCCGGATCGCATCATCATCCCGCCGGCACCGCCGCCGATCTGCGAGGGCTGCTAGATGGCGGAATACGTCCTCGATCCGGTCCCGCATGACCCGTGGACGGTGCCGCACGCGCATGAGCCGCTGATCGTCCCGGTCTACCCGAGGAACTATCCGCCGCCCAAGCCTTTGCCGGCGCCAGTCGAGGAGGGCACGCCGGCTTTAAGCCCCGCAGCGCCACCCACGGCGGCACCAGGCGGCGGCCCTGCCGCGCCCGGCGAGGCCCAGGATCTCGGGCCGCTGGTCGACAAATGGTTCCCCGGCCCGGCCGAGACGCCAGGCCAGCGAACGCCGGACGAGCTGCCCCCGCCGCCGGCCGGCATCGAGGCGCCCAATTTCTCGCTGCAGCCGGTCGGGCACGATCCGTTCGACACCAAGCTCTACCTCGCGGCCGAGCGCGCCAAGCAGGCGATCGAGCGCCAGGCGCAGGCCCCGGTGCAGATGGGCTCGCCGCAGTCGCCCGACCCGTTCATGGAGCACGAGATCGGGCAGCCCGCCTGGCCCTACGCCCAGAGCCCGCAGGACATGGATCTGCAGCAGGCCCTCGCGGCGGCCGGCGGCGGCCCCGACTTCCCCGCGATGGCGCCGCAGGCGCCGACCCCGGTCCTCCCGACCTGGATGGACCCGCAGAAGCAGGAAGCCTCGATCGGGCCGCAGCCGGCCGACTGGCAGAAGGGGCTCGAAGCGACCTTGCGCTCGATCGCGCCGCAAGGCTCGGGGCTCAGCGACACGGCGTCGGCGATCCCGAGCCTCATCGGCATGACGCCGGCCGGCTCGGTCGCGGATGTCGGGCAGTCCTGGAACCGGGGCGACCTCGCGGGCGTCGGCATGGCGGCGCTGGGCGCCCTGCCGGGTGTCGGCACGGCCGAGAGGGTCGGCGCCAAGGCCTTGACGGCGGCCGAGCGGATCGCGGCCAGGCGCGAGGCGGCGGGGCTCACGCGCACGCTCGAAGCCAACGCCCTCCCCGCAACGGCGCCGAGCCTCGCCGAGAGCCTAGCGCCGAACGCCGCGCCCGAGATCGCGGGCGCCGGCCGCCTCGGCATCGGCGGCAACCAACCGCCACGCCAGGTGCCGCTGCTGCGCCAGCCGAACCCGTTCTCGCCGACGCTCGACACGATGCATCCCGACGAGGCGGCGTTGACGGTCAACGACATCCTGCAGCCCGACTATCCGGCGATCAAACGGGTCAAGGGGCGCGGGGTGGACACGATCGCGGGCGAGCTGGATCAACGGGCCCAGACCGCCTTGCGCAATATGGGGGTGCGCGGCGGCAAGATCTCGGGGCCCGACCCTGCGACGGTCGCCATCATGGCGCGCACCGCGCCGGGGCAGCCGCTCGGCCGGCTCGGCAACACCGACGAGCTGCTCGCTCGCAACCTCGCCTCCGAGGCGCGGGAGGCGATGCGACGCGGCGGCACCACGGCGGTCGACTGGTATTCGTCGAAGTTCGACAACGCCATGAAGATCGCGGCGCTGATGCACCCGGAGATCGCCACCGACCCGCATTCCGCGACCGCCTACCGGGCCGCGCTCGCCATCACCAGTCAGGGCGAGACGGTGCCGGCGAACGTCAAGCTCGCGAATGAGGTTTACGACCGCTTCAAGGCCTCGTCGGTCAATCCCGCCGAGCGGCGCTTCGACGCGGCCGACATCGAGGCCAAGGCCAAGAACGGCCCGGCGATGAAGGCCAATCTCACCAAGATGAACGACCTACTCGAAGCCATGGACCCGGCGGGCGTGACCAGGCTCCTGAGCGAGGAGATGTCGGTCAGGGATTGGGCCAAGCGGGGCTTCAAGGTCGAGGGCGAGCTGGCCGACACGCTCGTCCACGGCTCGGCCATTCTCGGGCCTAAGATCGGCGGCGGCTTCTACCAGAACCTGTCGGGCAACTACAATCCGACCACCTTCGACCTGTGGTGGATGCGCAAGTTCGGGCGCTCGACCGGCAATCTGGTGGGGCTCCAGGACACGACCAAGCAGCGGGCCCGCCTGGAGAGGCTGCTGGAGGCGGCGAAGGGCGACACGACCTTGCCCCCGGAGATCCAGGCGCTCGCCGCCCTGCCCGTGCCCAAGACTCAGCCGGGCCTATTCCGGCGGGCGGACGACATCGCTTCGGCGCATGAGCGCCACTACAGCAAGAACCAGGCCGACTACGCCTCGAAGAAATACCCCGACCGGCCGCTTCAGAAATCGGACCTTGCCAAGGCCTCGATCGCCTACCGGGACGCCATCACGGGGATCAACGAGGCCCCCACCAGCGGCGGCCAGCGCAACTGGATGCGGGCCGTGACCCAGAGGGCCCGTGAGATATTGGCGGAACACGATATTCACATGACCAATGCCGATCTGCAGGCGACGCTGTGGTATCCAGAGAAGGATCTTTATGCTAAGCTTGGAGGCAAGCCCAGTGAGGGCTTGAATGTGGACTACGAGAGCGCGCACCGCGATCTCGCCCGCTCAAGGGGGATCTTAAAATGACTGAGCAGCCGCACCACCACTACCCTTGGCTCGATGAGACGCCCGAGGACAGCTACGTGATGAGCCGCGAGGACTTCAAGAAGTTCGCCGCCAACATGGCCAAGGAATATGGCTACAAGCCCAAGCCGGCGCCCGACACGCCCGAGGCGCAGCAGCAGCTCGCCGACGAGGTGCTGCGCATGAAGGACGAGCCGAAATGATCGCCTTTGCCGCCTTCTTGTTCATCTGCATCGTCGGCCTCTTCGTCTTGGGCCTGGTCGGCGCCTTAGTCGGCGAGGCCGATGAGCGCACTCGTCAGCGCGCGGCGAACCGGCCGCCCCCGCCGCCTCGGAAGAAGCCCGAGCTTCCCGAGCACCTCTTGCCCTATTCCTTGATCGCCAAGCGCCTGAAGGCCTGACGCGACCAGCTCCACTTCCTTTTCTAGTCTACCGACGCCCGCTTTCGAGCGGGCGTTGTCGTTTCTGAGGGCCGCAGCCGGGCCCTGAAATCGGCTGTTTCGCGCCCAGGCCGGCGACACGGGCCTGTTTCGTCATTCCTACGAATGGAAACCACCATGACCGACCTCGATCACGAGGCCGAGGCGCTTGCTTTGGCCGATGCGACCTTGTCTGCCGAGAACGAGGACGCCTTGCACGGCGAGGAGCCTCAAGCCCAACCCCAGCCTGGCGCCGAACAGCCCCAGCCTGGCGCAGAGCAACAGTCGGGACAGCAGGCGGCTGGTCAGGTCGCCACGCAGCAGCCCGAGCCCCGCACGGCCGACCATGTGCCGCTCGCGGTCTATCTGGAGCAGCGCGAGCAGGCCAAGGAATACCATCGCCGGCTCGCCCAGTATGAGCAGCAGCGGCAGCAACAGCAGCCGCAGCAGCAACCCGACCCTTTCATGCATCCCGACAAGTTCGCCGACAGCCGCATCCAGGCGGCCGTCGCGCCGATCATCAGCCAGATGCAGGCGATCGTCGCCAACAACAACCTCTCGGCCGCCCGTGCGATCCACGGGCAAGAGCTGGCCGATCGTGCCTACCAAGAGTTCGACAAGGCCCTGCCGCAGATGTCGCCTTACGAGGCCGCACAGGTGATGCAGGCGCAGAACCCCTTCGTGGCCGCCGTGGAGTGGCACCGCCGTCGCGAGATCCTGCAACAGGTCGGTGACGACCCCAACGCCTACCGCGAGCGCCTCCTGCAAGAGGCCCTCACAGACCCCGACTTCCTGGCGCGCGCTCGTGAGGTGATCAGCGCTCGGATGGAGGGGCGACAGCCCCAGCAGCAGCCGCAACAGGCTCTCCCGCCTCGCAACGAGGCCGGCCAGTTCGTTGCCGCACCCCCTGCCAGAAAATTGCTCCCCTCAGTCAACCGCGCCGGATCAGGCCAGCAGGCGATGTCCGCTGCCCCGGTCGCCCTCGACGACATGGAGCTTGCCGAGGAAATCTTGAGCATGCGGGAAGAGCCAACATAAGTATAAGCGCCCCCGCGGCTCCAATAGGAGCCAGTCATGGCCGAGACCTATAATAACGTTAACCTCGAACTCATCAAATGGCAGAAGCGAGTTACTTGGACTTTTCTTCGCGCTTCTCGCTTCGACAACTACACCGGCGCCGGGCCCATGAACATCATCCAGCGGGTGATGGACCTCGCTGGCGACGGCAAGCAGGTGAACGTCCCCCTCATGGATCAGCTGCGCGGCGACGGCGTCGCCACCGGCCAGCTGGTCGGGCACGAGGAGCAGCTCGACAACTACGGCATCCCGCTGTGGGCCGACTGGCTCAGGCACGCGGTGTCGTTCAAGAAGAGCAGCACCAAGGAGTCGGCGATCAACATCCGCGAGCAGGGCACGCCGGCCCTGCAGTCGTTCATCAAGCGCTGGCGCCGCGACGACATGGTCGATGCGCTGCTCTCGATCCCGACCGCGACCCAGCCCGCCAACTTCCACACCGACCCCGGCAACCGCATCAACGGTCTGCGCTGGAAAGACGCGAGCGCCGGCCAGCGCAATTCCTGGCTGACGGCGAACAACGATCGCGTCGTGTTCGGTTCGAAGCTGTCGAACACCGTCGCCGGCAACGTGGCGTCGAGCTTGTCGACCATGGTGGCGGCGACCGACAAGATGACGGCCGGCATGGGGCGCCTGCTCAAGCGCCAGGCGCAGCAGACGACCGCCATGGCCAGCTGGCCGGCGATCCGGCCTTACCAGCTCGCGGGCGACCAGGAGTGGTATGTCTGCTTCATGGGCTCGCGCGCCTTGCGCGACCTCTCGAACGACCCCGAGATGGCGAACGCCAACCTCTATGCCCGCAACCGCGAGAACGGCAATCCTCTCAAGGAGAACCCGATCTTCACGGGCGCCGGCTTCCTGAAGGACGGCATCATCTACCGGGAGATCCCGGAGATCGACACGCGCTACATCCTCGGCACGGGCTCGGTGGGTGCCTCGTCGAACGGCCCGCTCGCGGGCGTCGGCGGCGCCTCGGCCGACGTCTCGCCGATCCTGATGTGCGGCATGTCGGCCTACGCCTATGTGGTCGGCCAGATGCCCAAGAGCACCAACCGCGACGAAACCGATTACCAGTTCCTGAAGGGCATCGGCGTCGAGGCGCAATACGGCTACGGCAAGATCGCCAAGGCGCCGCCGGATCAGGCCGGCGCGGTGGGCAATCTCAAGGATTGGGGCGTCGTCACCGGCTTTGCCATCTCGATCCCTGACGCATGATCCGCTTAGCCCCGCCGGTCCTCGGCGGGGCTTTCCCCATTCATTGAAGGACCACACAAATGGCCAACCGAGTTGCCTATGCGCCGACCGTGGCGCGCTCGACCCCGTCGCACGGGCCCTATCGGGCCAAGAAGGTTTTGGGCGGACCCGTCAGCATCCTGGCGGCCGATGTCGGCACCATCAACAACACCGTGCAGATGTTCAAGGTGCCCGCCGGCTTCACCGTCACCGGCATGAATTTCGAGACGCCTTCGCTCGCCGCGTCGGCGCTGACCCTCTCGATCGGCGATGCGACGCTCGCCACCAGGCTGCTCAACGCCTCGACGGCGGGCGTGGCCGGCGGCAAGGTCGACGTCCTGCCGGCCGGCGTGCTCGGCTACAAGTTCCCGGCCGAGACGGACATCCAGCTCACGGTTGCGGCTGCGGGCGTCACGCCGGCCGCCGGCATCCTCCAGTGCTTCCTCACGGGCTTCATCGACAGCCCCGGCTGATGCCAATGGACCCGGCGAGTCGCTCGCCGGGTTGACTTTTAAGTCAACATCGAAGGAGGGCAGCATGCCCACGATCACCTATCACGACCTCGACAAATCCTGCCACGAGACGGTCTGGTTCGGGGTGCCGTTCCATGACGGCGATGCCGTCGAGCTGGACGACTGCGAGAACCTGTCGGAGGAGCAGAAGGCCGAGATGCTTCTGCGCGCTTCTGGAAGCCCGTTCTTCGAGACGCCTCAGACCGAGACCCCGGTGAAGGCCAAGGCAAAGGCCGTCACCTCCGAGTCGGACAACGACTACAAGGCCGGGCACGGGGCTGCGGAGGCCGGCGCCAAGCGCGACGCGCACAAGAGCGCCGCCTGGCTCAAGGGCTTCGACGAGGCCATGTCGGACCTTGAGGACAAGGCGGCGAAGAGCAAGAACACGCACCCGCGCCGATGACCTTCATCGTCACGCCGACGCGCGACTCCACCTGGATCGCGACGAAGGCCTTGACCCACATCATTCGGGCGTCGGTCGATAACCCGGCGACGCCCGAGGATCTGACGGTCGCCCTCGACGAGCTGGACGCGCTCGCGGCGAGCCTCGCCTTGCGCGGCGTCATCACCATCGCCGACCTCGACGCGGTGCCCTCGGGCATCGCCGAGGAGCTGTCGCGCCGCCTGGCGGTCGCCCTCAAGACCTCCTTCGGCATCGACACGCCGCCCGGTCAGGACACGCTCGGCTCGCCGGCCGCGATCGAGCTGAACCTGCGCCGCATGGACGCCATCGCGGCGCAGGGCTTCGGGCCCGCCAAGGTGTCGTTCTACTGATGCCGACGCCGTTGGTGATCCCCTTCCCGCAGTCGTCGCAGCCCGGCGATCTGCCGGGCGAGGGCGTGGGACGCTTGGTCAATCGCTACTATGAGGTCGACGGCGCCATCGATCTGCATCGTTGGGTGCCGGGGTTGGCGCCGTTTGCCGATGTCGGCATCGCCATCCCGCGCGGCCAGATCGACGTCAACGGCACGCTCTATGTCGGCCGCAACAACGCGGCGGCGCGAGTGTCGACCTCGGGTGCCGTGACGGCGCTCACGGGCGCGCTGAACGGCTCGGACCTGGTCACCTGGGCCAAGAACAACCGGAGCCCGACGCCGGATCTGGTCGCAGTGTCGGTCGCCAACGGCGCTTATTCGGTGTCGTCGACCGCCGTCACCGCCTACCCCGACGCCAACCTCACCGGAGCGAACCAACCCAACTCGGTGTCGTTCCTCGACGGTTACTTCCTGTTCACGCTCCCGGATGGGCGCATCTTCGCCTCGGGCGTCAACGACATCTGGGTGAGCGACTCGGACCACACGCAGAACGCCCTGTCCTTCGCCCTCGCGGATCTCTCGGGCGGCCTGGTGCGCGGCACCTCGGCTGGCGGCTTGTTCTACGCCTGGGGCAAGAAGGCTTGCACCGTCTATTCCGACGCCGCGACCTCGCCCTTCCCGTTGGCGCGCTCGGGCGTCATCCAGGTCGGGCTCCTCGGGGCGAGCGCCATCACCGGCTTCGACCCTGGCTGGGGACTCGCGCAATACTTCGTGGCGACCGACAACACGGTGCGCCGGGTCGACGGCTTCGCGGCGGTGCCGGTCAGCAACCTCGATGTCGTGCGCGACATCGCGGCCGAGGCGGACAAGACCCAGATCGAGATGAGCTGCTACGTGATCGGCGGGCGGCCGACCGTCGTCGTCAAGGGTCCGAATTTCTGTTGGGAGCTGAACGCCGCCACCGGCTTCTGGAACGAGCGCCGCAGCGCCAATCAGAACACCTGGCGCGCTTCGCGCTCGATCTACTTCAATGGCAAATGGTATTACGGCGATATGCTGTCGAACCAGCTCGCCGAGATCTCGTCTTCAGTATTCGACGAGCTGGGCGCAGCTTTCACGGCGCGGCTCGAAAGCGGGCCGGTCAAGCAATTCCCGCACCGCATCCAATGCGTCGCGGCCTATTTCGACTTCACCACCGGGATGGGGCACGCCGGCACCTCGGACTCAACCGACCCATCCTTGTGGATCTCGACGAGCCGCGACGGCGGTGCCACCTGGTCGACGCCGCTGGTGCGGCGCGGCCTCGGGCAGCAAGGCGACTTCCAGCGCCCGATCAGCGTCAATCGCATCGGCGGCATCGCCACCCAGCACGGCATTCGTTTTCGGCTCGACACCTCCTCGCCGATCTACTCGACCTTCCGGGGCGGGCGCTGTGACGTGAACCTTCTGGGGCCGCCCTGATGGCTATCGCCTTCACCGACAAGCCGCCGCCGCTGCTGCAGCCGCAGATCCGGCGCTTCGATGCCGGTGGGCTCCCGACGATCGCGCAGGTGCAATATGAGGGCCTGCTGCAACAGTTCCTGACCCGCGCTGTCGCGGCGCTCTCGACCATGCAGCCCAAGACCGATGCCTCGCTCCTCCCCACTGTGAACCCGCATGTGGTCGGCCAGGTCTGGTCGAATGCCGGCGTCCTCACCGTCTCAGCAGGATAATCCCATGGGCCTCTTCGACGCCTTTTCCGGTTCGGCCGGACGCAAGACCGCCGTCTTTGGCGCCGACCTCGCGGCGCGCCAGGGGATGGCCGCCAACTCCGACATCGCGCGCGGCGAGGGTCAGAGCCTCGACGCCTACCGGAACGCCTACGGCACGAGCCAGGACGCGCTGACGAGCGGCTCGGATGCGGCGCAGCGGGCGCTGCTGACGGGCTACCAGACCGGCAACCAAGCGATCGGGACCGGTTACGGCAACGCCCGCAGTGATGCCGATTTCGGCTACACCGGGGCTTCGCAATGGCTCAACCAGGGTTATGGCCAGGCGCGGGGCGACGTCACGGCGGGCTCGGGCCAGGCCATGGACATCTATGGTCGGGGCGGCCAGGCGGCTACCGGCGATGTCACGGGCGGACTTGGGGCGAGCCTCGGCGCCGTCAACCAAGGCTATGGCTCGGGGCTCAACACGCTCGGCGGCATCTCGGCGACCTTCAACCCCTACGCTCAGCCCGGCGCCGTGGCGCAGACGACGCTCGCGGGGGCGCTCGGGCTCGGCTCGCCGGCCGACCAGGCCGCAGCTCGGGCCCGCTTCCAGGCGGCGCCCGGCTATCAATACACCGTCGACCAGGCGATGGATCAGACCAACCGGGGCGCGGCATCCTCGGGCGGGACCGGCGGCGGCAATGTCCTCGCCGCGCTGCAGAGCCGGGCCGCGAACCTCGCCGATCAAGGCTGGCAGAGTTGGATCACCAACCTCGCCAACACCGGCCAGACGGGCTTGCAGGCCACGGGCCAGCAGGCCGGCGCCGCGACCAATCTCGCGGGCGCCCAGATCGGCCAGGGCACCACGCAAGCCGGCCTCTTGACCAACGCCGCGACCCAGCGGGCGGCGATCGACCAGGCGACGGCGACGCAGCAGGGCGGCCTTGCCAATCAGACAGGATTGACCTTGGCGCAATTGGCGCAGCAGGCAGGGCAGCAGCAGGCCCAGAACGCCGCTCAGCGGGGCACCGCGCTCGCCGGCTACGACATCGGCCAGGGCACGGCGGCGGCCAATCTCGCCGGGCAATACGGGGCCGGCAGCGCCGCCCTCTATGGCACCCTCGGCTCGCAGCTCGCCGGCTTGTCGCAAAACTACGGCACCCAGCAGAACCAGGTCTACGACGCGGCCACCGGCCGCTACGTCAACCAGGACAATCTGCTCACCGGCCAGCAGCTGCCGCTGGTGAACCAAGGCGGCATGGCGGGCCAGCAGGCCTCGGCGACCGCCCTCAATTTCGGGCTGGGGCTCGGCGGCGATCTGCTCAAGCTCGGCGGGCTCGGACTCGGCGGCGGCTCGACGCTCGGCGGCTCGCTGTTCTCGAACCTGTTCGGTAGCGGCCTGGGTGCGGGCGGCGGCGGCTCGAACCTCGGGCTCGGCGGCTCGGGCGGCAGCGGCGTCGTGGGAGCCTGAACCATGCCCGTTTACGATTTCTCAAGCGGCCTCGGGCTGCTCGGCTCAGGCATCGACAGTCTCGGCGCGAGCCTGAAGGCTGCAAACCAGCAACAGTCCTCGACCGACCTCGCGACCGCGCTCGCGGCCGGCGACTATGAGGGCGCCATGAAGGCGGCGGCTGCGGCCGGGGACTCGAGCACGGTGCTCAAGCTGCGCGAGCTGCAGCAGCATGCCTCGTCCGATCAGAGCCTGCAGGATCTCACCAAGCAGCTCTATGCGCCGATCGGTGGTGGGACCGGCGCGCCTAGCGCCGATGGTAGCGGCAGGGGCACCCAGCCGGCGAGCGGCCCGGCCGGCTCCTCGATCGAGGCCGCGAAGCGCGCCATCTCGGGCATCGAGTCGGGCGGCAAGTATGACGTCCTCGGGCCGGTGCAGAAGAGCGGCGACTATGCGATCGGCCGCTACCAGGTGATGGCGTCGAATGTCCCGAGCTGGACGAAGGAAGCGCTCGGCACCTCGATGACGCCCGAGCAATTCCGCAACAGCCCCGACGCGCAGGAGAAGGTCTTCGAGAAGCGCTTCGGCGACGCCATGACGCAGTATGGGCCGCAGGGCGCGGCCAATGTCTGGTTCACCGGCCGGCCCGACCCCTCGCCCGGCGCGCGAGACTCGCTCGGGACGACGGCGTCGGGCTACGGCTCGCGCTTCATGAAATCTTACCTCGCGGCCGGCGGCGAGCAGAACCCCGGCGGCGCGGTCGCCTCGGCCCCGCTGGCGCCGATCGGCGGCGCCCCTGCGGCGGTCGCGGGTGCGTCACCGGACGAGGGGCCCGTCTGGCGCGCCACTGACGGCACTACCTATGGCGGCCCAACCGGCCAGCGCGCCGCCGGGCCCGGTGCGACGCTGGTGACGCCAGGCGCGCCGCCCCTGAACTCTGTCGGTAAGACTATCGTCAACCCGCAAGCCGGTGCCGTGCCGGCCGCGCTGCCGCCCCAGGCGCCCCCTACAGCTACCAACGCGCTCGGCGGGCAATCGCCGCTGGTCAACGCGCCGCTGCCGCCCGTGCGGCCTCCAGGCCTCGGTGGCAGCCTCGCGGCCGTGCCCTCGGCCGCGAGCGCGACGGACCCGGCGGTCGCCCAGTTCCTCGCCTCGCATGTCGGCCCGGTCGCTGCCGCAGCGCTGCTGCGGGCGTCCCCGGAGACGCCCGTGGCCAAGCTCGTGCCACCCGGCTCGCTGCAATCCGACGACATGCTCAAGAGCGCCGGGCAGTTCGTCGATGAGGCGCGCCAGGCCCTGGCTGGCGGTATGGGCCACGGCGCGCCGGCCGGGCTCGGTGCGACGCTCTCGCCGCCCGCTGCCGCGCCAGCGTCGAGCATCCCGCCACCGGCTCCGATGGACGAGAGCGCAGGCGGCCCGACAGTGCCGCCCCCACGCCCGCCACCGGGTGCGTTGCCGCCGGCCGCCGGCTTCGACGAGGCGCCTCGCGCCCCGCTTGTCGTGCCTGTTGCGCCTCCAGCTGCGCCACCACCTGCCGCCGCTGGAGCTCCAGCAGGGATTGTCCCGGACATTGGCGCCAGGGTCGTCGCGGGTGCGGTCGCTGGCGGGGCGCCGGCCCCTGCGGCCCAGCCCGATATGGCGGGCCCTGGCGAGCAGCTCGCCGCCAGGGTCGTGCCCGAGACGGTCCCGGCCGCCGCGCCTGCGGCAGCTCCTGCAGCTGCGGCGCCGGTCGCCACGGCGACCAACCCCGACCCGCCCGTGCTGATCAACGGCAAGGCTTGGACGCGAGCCCAGGCCTCGGCCGACGACAGCCCCAACTCGCCGAGCGTCGCGGATGTCGCGGCGGCGCAAGGCATCAAGGGCGAGATCGACGACGAGGCCTCGGCCGAGGATGTCCAAGCGAGCCTCAAGTCGGGCGAGCTGACCTTCGGAGGCAGCGCCGCAGGCGCGACGCCAGCTACCGGAGGCGGCGCCGCAGGATCGAGTGAGGCGCCGCCGGTAGCTCTCCCGCCCGCGCCGACCGCGAAGCTGCCGCCATCGCCGGCTGCGGTGAAGGCCGGCGACCCGGTCGTCGCGGCAGCGGCGCCGCAGAGCCCCCAGGTGGCGCAGTCGCTCGCCAACACCCGGCCAGGCTCGGACCAGCGCATGCTGTTGCTGGCGCTGATGGCGCGCGCGGCGGCGGGCTCCTCGAACCCCACCGGCAACCTCAAATTCGTCGAGATGCTCGCGGGCATCGAGAAGGCGCATCAGGACCAGTTCGAGAAGCAGAAGACCCCGCTCACGCCGGCCGAGTTAAAGCAGCTGAACCTGACGCCGCCGGCCGGCGCGGTCGGCTTCAAGGACGCCTTCGGCAACATTTCCTTCGTGCAGGGCGAGAAGCCACCGGATGAGGTCTTGACGCCGGCCCAGGTCAAGGCCAGCCCGCTCGCGGCGGCCTCGGGTCCGGGTCGGGTCTTCGTCCGAGGCTCGGACGGCAAGATCACCACCATCGACGCGCCGGCAACCGAGACGTCCTTCACCAAGCCGACCGAGCAGCAAAAGGCCGACTTCCCCGGCGTCATCTACATGGGCTCGACCGGCAAGCCTTATTTCACGCCGACGCCCGCTGCGATCATCGATCAACGCGGCCAGAGCGATGCCGAGAAGCTGATCGTCAAAGATCTCGACCTGGGCTACACGGGCGCCCGCCAAGGCGCGATCCCGGCCCTGATCGCCGCCAACCGCATGCAGCAGCAGCTCGATAAGGGGATCATCTCGGGCTATGGCGCCGCGCAACCGGCCGTGATGGGCATGGCCGAGATCTTCGCCAAGATGGGGCTCGGCGACCCCACCAAGGTCGCGGACACCCAGAAATACATGGCGAGCGCCCTGCAGGAGTTCCTGCCGCTCGCCAAGGCGATGTTCCCGCAACGGGTGACGAACACCGATCTGCGCCTCACCGAGCTGATGAGCGGCACCAACCCGGCGAACACCAAGGCGGCGCTGCAGCTCGCGGTCGACGTCGCCAAGCAGCGCGCCAATCTGATGATCCAGCAGCACAACGAGAACGTCGACAAGTATGTGACGGCGTTCCCGAACCAAGCCAACATCGGCAACTATTTCAGGATCGATCCCTCGAAGCTGCCGGTGGACGTCCCGCCGGCCGCAAGGGCGCCTGCGGCGCCGGCCGCGCCCGTGCTCAAGCCTGGCGGCTCCTACACCTGGACCCCCAACGGGGGCTTCCAGGAAAAGGCCGCGCCATGAGCATCACGGTTCAGGGGCCCGGCGGCTCCAGCATCGAGTTCCCCGATGGGACCGACGCCGCGACGATCGACAAGGTGATGCGTCAGGCGACCGGTGCGAAGCCGAGCGCGGCGCCCGCAGCGGGCCCAGAGCCGGGCCTCGCCGAGGCGATCGGCCGAGGTGCCGCTGCCGGCGCGACCTTCAACTTTTACGACGAGCTGGCGGGCCTCTCGAAGGCCTCGGGGGATCGCGGGGCCGACCAGCCGATGAGCCTCGGGCAGCTGGTGAAGGGCGCCTACAAGAAGCTGACCGGCGACCCCGAGGCCGAGCAGCGCTACCAGGCCGAGGTCGACACCCAGCGCAAGGCCCAAGAGGCAGCACAGCAGGCGCACCCTGCGGGCTATCTCGGCGGTGAGGTGCTCGGCTCGATCCCGAGTGTGGTCGCGGGTGGCGCCGCCGGCTCAGCGCTGCGAGCCACGGGCGTGCCTGGCAGTGGCGCTGCCGCCGCCTTGCTGTCGGGCGCTCCTGCCGAGGGCGCTGGCGCCGTGGCCAGGGGCGCGGCCTTGGTCGGTTCCGGGGCTGGCTATGGGGCGCTCGCCGGGGCCGGTGCCGCCAAGGAAGGCGAGCGCGCGGCAGGGGCTGGATCGGGCGCGCTCACCGGAGCCATCGCCGCGCCCCTCGTAGCGGGCGCTGGGGCTGTTCTCGGAAATGTGGCCGGCCATATCGGGGCGACAATCAGCCCTGCTAGGCGAGCCGCCGGGGCCGTTCGCGAGGCGGTCGAGAGCGACAGCGGCAATGTCGGCGACATCGCCTCTCAGATGGCAGGGGCCCAGGCGCGCGGCCAGCCGGCGACCATGGCGGACCTGGCGGGGCCAAATGTGCGGGGCCTCGCCAGCAGCCTCACGCGGGCGCCTGGCGCCACCAAGACCGAGGCGCAGCGCTTCCTGGAGGACCGGCAGCTCGGAGCGGACCCAGCCTCGATCGGCTCCAATGCGCCCCCGCCGGGCGGCGTGTCCTCACCCGGCTCAAGTCAAGGCGAGCGCATCAACGACGCTCTTACCGGGCTGACCGGCGGCTCGACGCGGGGCACGCTCGCCACGGCTGACGACATCGTCACTCAGCGAGCCGCCGACGCAGCGCCGCTCTACGAGGCGGCCCACGCGGCCCAGATCCCCAACGACGCCATCCCGGTGCATCTCCTCGATCGCCTGCAGCGGGCCGGCGTGTTCGACGAGGCGGTGCAAAAAATGGGGGTGCGGGGCGAGCCGTTCGATATCGGCACGGTGCAGCCTTGGGACGTCATGAAGGAGGCGCTCGGCGACCGCATCGGCGCCGCACAGCGAGCCGGCCAGAACAGCGCCGCTCGCGACTTCACGCGACTGAAGAACGACCTTACCGGCGCGATCGATGCGGCGGTCCCGGTCTACGCCCAGGCGCGCCAGGTGTTCGCCGGGCACTCCGAGCTGAATGACGCCCTCGAAGCCGGCGCCAAGGCGTTCGCCCCCTCAGTGCCGCGCGAGGCCCTGCAGCGGGAATATGCGGCGCTTGGAACGGACGGCGAGCGGCAGATGTATCGCCTGGGCTTCGTCAACGCCGCCAAGGACAGGGTCGCCGGCTACCCCGAGGGCGGCGACAAGGCCAAGCTCCTGATGGGCAACCGAGCGATCCGCGAGAAGATCTCGGCGATTGC